TATGATTGGTACTTAATGAAATATATAAATAAAGACATCGATAGACTATAAACATTTATTAAAATAAATATATTTTAATCAAAAAGATGAAAGTAGAGGACGTAACAGATAAGTTAGATGAATACTTTGAAGAGACATGTCCTCTTCTTATTCTTAATATAGAAAATGAATACTTCGAAATGTGTGCCAATATACGCGATGATATTGATAAAAAGATACTAAGAGTAGCAAAATATATTATTAAAAATAACCTAACAAAGTTAAGTCAAGATGATTTGATCCACCAGTTAAGAGTTCGATACTCAACATATATGAAAGAATGGTACGACCTATTCGAAATAGATTCAGAGAGAAGAGTCATTATTTAATATATAGAATAAAAGAATAACAAATATGAGTAAAGTAAAACTAATGCAGGGAGACAACATAGAGTCCTTAAAAAAACTACCTGATAATAGTATAGATAGTATTGTGTCAGACCCACCTTATGGATTATCCTTCATGAATAAAAAATGGGACTATGATGTTCCTTCAGTAGAGTTCTGGAAAGAAGTTTATCGAGTTTTAAAACCAGGCGGTCATGTATTGAGTTTTGGTGGCACCAGAACATACCACAGAATGACAGTGAATATAGAAGATGCTGGTTTTGAGATAAGAGACCAGATTATGTGGTTGTACGGCTCAGGCTTCCCCAAAAGTCATAATATTGGAAAGTCAGTTGACAAGATACAAGGTAATGAAAGAGAGGTTGTTGGTGAAAGAAAAGCAGATGATATAACAAGTGGAAATATGCATGCAAATAATAAAGGTCAATCAACAATAATAGATATAACAAAAGGCAACTCCGAGTGGGAAGGCTGGGGCACCGCATTGAAACCTGCTAATGAACCAATATGTGTAGCAAGAAAGTCATTATCCGAAAAGACCATAGCAGATAATGTTCTAAAATGGGGAACTGGTGGTATCAACATTGACGGTTGTAGAGTTGGTCATAATGAACCAATAAGAACTATGAAGGCACAAGAAGGTGGTAATAAAGTATATCAACAAGCAGGTAGAAAGGAAGAGACCACAGAGTTGAAAGAAGAAGGTAGATTTCCAGCCAACATTATATTAGATGAGGAAGCTGGACAAGTGTTAGATGAACAAAGTGGAACAACTGATTATTCTAAAAAGAAAGATGGAAAACCTGGTGGTAAAACATTCGGTGGTAGTGCTATGAAAGCAACAGAAGGATACTGGCCGAAAGATAAAGGCGGTGCCTCTCGTTTTTTCTATCAAGCAAAAGTAGGTAAGAAAGAAAGAAATATGGGGTTAGATGGATTTGAGGAAGTTGATGAAAGTAAAAATAAAGCTTATGATGTTGAAGGTGGTAGAAAATCAAAATATGAGTTATCAACAAAGAAGAACAACCATCCTACCGTAAAACCAGTTAGTTTAATGGCTTACTTGTGTAGATTAGTAACACCACCTAATGGAATAGTTCTTGATCCTTTTATGGGTTCTGGTTCAACTGGTATCGCAGCAAGATTAGAAGGCTTTAAGTTCTGTGGAATGGAACAAGACAAATCTTATTTTGATATAGCAGAAGCAAGAATAGAGAACTTTGAAAGTTATAGAGAGTTTGTTAAAAAGTAATAAATATGAATGGAAAATAAGAAGACAGGTTCTAGGAACCAACGCACTACTGAACAAATAAAGGCACTTTTCATTGAGACATATCAAAAGAACCTATGTAATGTTTCAAAGACTTGTAAGGCACTTAAAGTTGGTAGAACACAATACTATACTTGGTTGAAAGATGATACCTTTAAAGAGGCTATTGAAAACTCTGAGATCCATCAAGTAGAGTTTGTCGAAGATGCACTATTAAAAAGAATAAAAGAAGGTAGTGATAGTTCTATACAGTTCTACCTTAAAACAAAGGCTAAGAAATATGGATATGGAACACAGATAGACGTAACAACAAATGGTGAGAATATAAACACTATATCTATCATAAAACTTATTGAGGTTAAAGGGGAAGATAAAAATGGAACTGACGATTAAACATTCTGGTGTTTTCACAAAAAACTATGATGCACTTAATAATAATGATATACGTTTCATTATCAATATGGGTGGAACACGTTCAAGTAAGACATATTCAATCTGTCAACTACTTATAGTTTATTGTCTTAATAACCCAGGTAAGTTAGTTAGTGTTGTACGTAAATCATTTCCATCATTAAGAGCAACCGTTTATAGAGATATGGTTGAGATACTTACTGAATATAAACTATATGATATTAAACAACATAATAAGACTGATAATATATTCACGTTCCATAATGGAGCCAAGATAGAGTTTTTTAGTTTAGATGATTCACAAAAGATTAGAGGTCGTAAAAGAGATTTATTATTTATGAATGAGGCAAATGAGTTAGACTTCGAAGAGTTTAACCAACTAAACTTTCGTACAAATGATAAAGTGATAATGGACTTCAACCCATCATCAAATGAACATTTTATATATGATATGATGGATAGACCCGAGAGTGTTAAGATACACTCGACATTTAGAGACAACCCATTTTTAGATAAAAGAATAGTTAAAGAGATTGAGGCACTAAAAGATACAGACTTTGACCTTTATCAAATCTATAACCTTGGACTTCCATCCAAATCAAATCATACTATATTCAATCATCAAAAACCCTACTTTGATGAACTCCAGAGTTACAATGATATTGTATGGGGACTCGACTTTGGGTTCCAACACCCAACAGCACTTATTAAAGTAAGTTTTAGAGAAGATATGGCCTTTTGTAAAGAATATATTTATGAGAGTTATTTAACAACAGAAGACCTTATACAAAAGATGAATCAGTTATCTATACCTAAATCAGATACTATTGTATGTGATTACGCAAGACCAGAGATAATAGAAGAGTTAAGACGTGCTGGATATAACTGTGTAAATGCCATTAAAAATGTCAAAGAAGGTATAGATGCGGTCAAAACGTATAAACTCTTCTATCACGCAGAAAGCAATGGAATGGCAAAAGAGTTTAGAAACTATAAATGGAAATCTATTGGTGATAGAATACTTGACGAACCAATAAAGTTATGGGATGACGCAATGGATGCGATGAGATATTCGATACTATATCATAAAAAAATGAGAAGAAGTTCAGGTTCTATCGACTTTATGATAATATAATGGAGAATCCAAGAGAGGATTCATTATTAAATATATACTCTAATGACATATAACGAAACCATATCAAAGTTCATAGAGACTCAGTTCAAGTTTCTACACGAATGTGCCACCAATATATTAAAAGGCAAGAAGACTGATCCAAATGATTTATTAGCAGAACTAACAATATATCTTTATGATAACCAAACAAAACTGGAACCCTATATCGATATAAATATGCTTCTTGGATTTTCTGTAAGTTGGATGAATAACCAAGCAAGATGGAAAACAACAAACTTCAATAGAAAATATCAAATAAATATAGAGTTCGATGAATCTATTTTAAAAGATATCATAGATGACATACCAGACGAAACTATTGATGACCCATATATTAAAGACTTAAAAAGAATATATACAGACGATCAAGTCGAAAAGATAATGAGCGTTCAAGCAATCCTACCCAATCTATCAAAAACAAATCAAATACTATACAACGCATATTTTAACGAGGGACTTTCCTATGATAAAATAAAAACAAGATATAAGTTCTTCAAAAGAAATGGTAATAAAATAATATACTATAAAAGTAAAGTAAGTATATTCAATATGATGACTGAACTTAAAAATGAAATAAAGAAAAACTTATGATAGAGATATTTGGATTAGTTTGTATATCTATTCTTTTCGTGGCTTCTGAACCACTTATATTACTTAAACGATATATTGGCTACAAAGAAGAGGAATATGAAACCTGGACGAATAAAAAGAGATTTATATTTAGACTAATAACATGTGCCTTATGTAGTGGGTTTTGGATTGGTCTTATATCAGGGAGTTTATATAAAGCCGCAATCATATCTGTTTTAGCAGAGTTGATATATAAAAAAATAAAATAATATGGAAAGATTAAGAGAACTTATAGAAGCCATTGAAAGGGCAAACTATATGGATGCCGGACAAACAAGAGAACTATTTAATATAAACAATAGTCTATTCCCAGACCTAAAAGAGTTTGGAACTGGTTGTGGATCTTGTAGAACAAGAGTGTTTAACCGATTAAAGACCTATATAAACAAAGAAGCAAAATAATATATTTTTAATATGAAAGAAGAAAAGTCATGGAAAGACATAACATTAGAACAAGGAGTCGAGTTAGCACTACTTGATATAGAAGATAGTTGGGAACTCATAACAAACCAAATGGCAATCATACTCGATACAACAATGGATGATATTGAGTCAAAACCAGCAGCACTTGTATATGAGTTCATACACGACTATTCATTTATTAAAGAGATGCCACCAATGAAGAAGTTAGAACATTTTAAGAAAGACGGTCAATGGTATAAGTTGATTGATTTAGGTCAAATGTCTTTGGCACAAATGGTAGATATAGAAGAGTACTATTCAATGGGACTTATAGAGAACGTACATAGAATACTCGCTGTTCTATATCTACCAGCAAAGAAGTCCATATTTGGAAAGTGGACCATAGAAGAATATAAACCAGACGAGAAGAGAGAGCAACTATTCTTAAAAATGGATATGGAGACTATATGGGGCACCACTCTTTTTTTTTGGAGTCTCGTTCAGAACTATACAAAAGGTTTGAAGGATTATTTCAATCAAGAGACGACGAAGATGAATATGAAGTCGAAGGGAGAATGACAGTCGCGGACGCTAAAGCAATGGCAGATGAAAAAGAAAAGAGTAAATGGAGTTGGATAGGAGTTATATACAACTTATGTGAAGGAGATATAACACGAACCGAAAAAGTATTAAGTAAATCTGTGATAGAATGTTTATTATGGATGTCTTATCAAAAAATAAAAAATGAATAATGAAAACACTAAACCAAATGATAACAGGATTAAACACCATAGCAAACTCACATGACTTCATAAACAGATTCGGATTTGGCGAGTTAAGTGATATAGATGTTGATGGTCCAGAAAAAGTAGACTATCCACTAATGTGGGTAGTACCACAAGGTGCCGACTTTGATGAGAACACACTAACTTACGTTTTAAGAGTGATAATAATGGATATAGATGATACAGATGATAGTAAAAGGAATGAGATAATGAGTGATACATTGCGAACACTTATAGATGTAGTTAAAACATTTAAGAACGATGATGATGAATGGAACGTAGACGAGACTATCAACGCAATCCCATTCAGTCAAAGATTCGTAGACTATACAACAGGATGGTATGCCGATATAAGTATCATAACAGATTTAGACAATAACCCTTGTTCAGTTCCAGGATCAACTTACTAAAACATGCAACATCATGATATAATATAAATAATAAATATGTTTGACCCAAAAGAGATTAAGAAAGATTTAGAATATTTAACATCAGGTATAACAAAAGAGATGAAGGCACTTATTAAGTTAAATGGTTCTTTTGCTTCTGGTGAGTTATATAACTCTATTAGAACCAGTGTTGATAAAAAAGGTGATGATTGGAAAATAAAGTTCAATATGATTTATTATGGACTATTTGTAGATAAGGGAACAAGACCCGGTCATTATCCAAATATAGATGATTTAAGACAATGGGCGAGATATAAAGGTATAGATCAATCAGCAGTATATCCAATAGCAAAGAATATATTCAAATATGGAACGAAGGCAAGACCATTTACAACACCACTTGAAGAAGGTTCTCCACTCCTAAAAGAGTTAGTTGATGGGATTGGTGAATCATTTATTGATGATGCAGTAGAACAAATCATGCAAGATGCAAAATACTTCAAGGGGAGAGTGAGATAATAATATATACTTTGTGTTTTGACATAATACATTATTTTTAGACCCGCTCAAATGAGTGGGTTTTTTTATATAAACAAAACCACTTAAATATATATTTTAATAAAAAAGTATCTCTATGATAACTATAAAAAACTTACCATACGATGGACTCGCACAGAAAATAAATCCTGTCTATAATGGACTCCCATTCGTTGTAGATAGTAACTTCAAAACATTAAACAACTTCAAATATATCGCCGAAATCTTTGTAGAAGGAAACAAAGTAGGTGAGTTAAGACATAACCCAGACATATCAAATAATAACTATGGAGTTTTCGATATAGGACGAGTTGTAGAGAGTTATGTATCACATGACCTAAACTGGAACCAGACAGGACTCCCAGCAGCACCAAACTCATCAAAAAAGTACTATGTAAGATTTGGAGAAGAGTTCGGAAGAGTCCTTGCAATCAAATCATATTCAAACTCATCAGGACAACTACGATTGACATTAAATGGAGTACACCCACTAAATACAAATGATGTTATACTTATACAAGGAGTAACTGGTGGTTTTCTAAATAGTAAGTTCATAAACACATTCACAAGAGTAACAAAGATTGGCTCAACCGACTTAATATGTAACGACATTGTATATGAAAGTGGACTAACAGTAACAGGTGCATATGTACTAACAGGTGAATATGTAACACAATGGCTATCATGGACTGATTCATTTGGTAATATAAAAGTAAGATTAAAAGTAAAGACAAACTCATCATTTAACGTTGGTGATAAAATATATATGGAACAACCACAATATAATAACTCATATAGAAACGTAGAGTGGACTATCGAAAAGAAGACGACAACATCAACCTATACATATTTAGATACATCATGCCCATTCGGAACATCAGCACCATCAACTATAAAAGGATTCGTTGTAAGTAGAGATAACTATTTATATCTAAATCAGTTTTCTACACAAAACCATAAATCAAGAACATTTAATGGAGTAGAACAATATGATACTTGGTTAAACTGGACACCAACACCATATATGTTGACCTCGACAAGTGGTAAGTACCTAACGAAGAGACCAGACAGAGAACTAAATATATGTTTAGACGACTGGATGACCCTATCTATGTTCGGAAAAACAGAGATGACAGACTTTAACCTAACCGGACCAACAAGACAAGTAGTAGAGACATGGCAAGAACCAACAACTCCTGTATCTAAATCAATAGATGAATATGATACCGTAAATATAACTGGAAAACCAAATAGACTATCAGTTAAGATTGCTGGTGATGAGACATCAAACTTAAATGTTGGGGACTATGTTGATATAACAACAGATAGTATAGGAACAATAAGAGCACGTATCATAACAAGAACATATTCAGCATTATTTCCAGCAGGAACAACAGTTATATTAGACTCCCTCTTTGACCCACTGGTTGACTATCAAATATTCACATTAGCGATACGAGCAATAAATAACCTATATACATTTCAAAATAATAGATTTGATATGGGAGTTGGACCAAAGAACCTAAACTTAACAGAGATAGATAATGGTTCTGCCTATAAGTACTTCGTATATACAATACAAACAACTTCGAGTGTTGGTAACTTCTGGCTATGGAATAACGTAAGTGAGACATGGACATTCAACCTAAACTGCTCCTGTTCTAAGTTTAAGAAATGGGCAGTTGTATGGTTAAATGAGTTGGGTGGATTCGACTACTATAACTTTGATAAGAGGAGCGATAAGGTTAGAACGATAGAGAGAAACCAGTTTAGAAGACACCTCAAATCATATACAACGAGTGGTGGATATAAATATACACTTGGTGATAGAGGAAGAACAACATATAACACTCAATCAAAAGACCAAATCATTTTAAGAACCGGATTCCTTAATCAATCATATATCGACTGGTTACAATATGTATATGAAAGTCCAGAAGTATATATCATCGATTTAGAAAATGATAAGATATACCCAACCAACTGTTTAGACGAGAACGTAGAACTAATAAATAAAACTAATATGGGTGATACCGGTTCTTTATATATATATGAGTTAAGTTTAGAGATGGCAAATAATAGAGTGATACAAAGAGGTGGCAACGTAGCAAAACCATCAGTAACAACCAATGCCACGAACCCAACTAACCCAGGTATAAACACAACATTTAACGGGACTTGGCAAAACTTTAACGGAATACAAAATCCATTTGGTGGAATATACGAATAATAAGAAAATATGAATAATATAGAAATCAACATATCAAACTCAATCGGTAACATATTGGGTAAGTTAGACTTAGGAGATGCGGAAATCAACACTGTTTTCAGTTTAGTAGACGTAAGGGAACCTGATAAGAGGAATGCCAACTATACAAAAACGTTTACTATACCAGGGACTAAAAGAAACCATCAAATCTTTACACATATACAGACAGAAGGATTCGAGGCCTGGAACTATAACCCAAACTTTAAACTAACCGCACAGATACTCGTAAATGGTAACCAATACTTCAATGGCTATCTACAACTAAACGATTTAGTTAAAGACGATAGTGACAATATAGTAGGATATAATATAACAATATATCAAGAGTTCACAAACTTCTATAAGAATATAGATGCTAAAATGGTTGATCTAATAGATTTAAGTGATTACGATCACGAATATGGCTATCCAAATATAGTTCGTTCATGGGACAAATCAATCATTAAAAATGGTGAAATATCCGCTTTCAACCTTGGTGATGGTTATGTATATCCATATGACTGGAAGGGACAAAGTGATTTCAGATACTATACTATAAATGACTTCAAACCAGCGATGTATCTAAAAACACTGGTTGATAAAGTATTCAAATCACAAGGAGTAACATATCAATCAAACTTTTTCGAGAGTGAATACTTTAGAAAACTTATTATACCATATTCAGGTGATAGTGATATAAAACTAACAAAAGAACAGATTGATAGAACATCAACAAGAGTAGGATATGTAGACCAACCAGTAGACCCGGGAAAGCCACCAGGAGTAGCAAATGATATATACCTACTTAATATAGATAGTAGAACAAACGCTCAATGGAACTTTAACCCTCAATCATTCACAGATGAAAGTGATTCATTAAATAACTATTATGATACGAATAATAACTATACACTTGGTACAATGACAGTTCCAAAGAATGGTAAATATGTTTTCAATATAAGACTATTCACACGAATCTTCTTTACTGCTATTGATATAAATGGAACACCATATGGAGAGATTAGAACAGTTGGTGGTGACTACGAACTTATGGTATATCTAAAAAAGAATGGTTCTATAATAGACACCTATAAATATACGATGACCAATCCAAACTACAACCAATGGAAACCAGCACATACAACAGACACCATTGAGGTGAGTGAAGAATATGTAGACTCATTCGCATTAGGTGATAAAGTAACCGTAAGTATGAAGTTGATTTCAAACAAATCAAACTATTCAACAAAGACATTGGTTAAAAACTTAGTTGGAGTAGGAGTTCAAAAAAGAACACTTGTAAAACTAAACTTAACAAACCTCGCATCCACATTTGTAGGTGATGAACGATCCATATTTTCTATGGCACTCGTTGATGAGAAAGTGGAGGAAGGTGACACACTCGATATGAACTCTTTTATACCAGACATGAAAGCATCCGATTTAATAAAGACGGTGAATAAAATGTTTAACCTCTATTGGCAACCAATAGGTGAAGGTGAGTTTTTAATAGAACCAAGAGATAACTTCTATATTGGTGGAAAGATTAAAGACTGGACCTATGCCGTTGATGAAGAGAGTGAGATTAAAATGGAACCACTATACGAGTTGACTGCCAATAAATATACATTCACATATTCGGAAGACGACGACTATTACAACAAGGACTATATCGATGACTATGAAGAAGTCTATTCAACAAAGGAGATAAATATAGAAAATGACTTTATAGACCAAACCTTAGAAGTCAAACCACTATTCTCTGCATCACCACTTATTAAGTTTAATGGAACAGATAGAAAGGGTGTCGGATATGTTGATGAGGAGAACAACTATAAGAAGCCAAAAATAAGAATACTTTTCTATGGTGGACTAATAAAGACAAATAAGGCATGGTTTATCAAATCAACAATAAATGGCAATATATTCCCAGGATTCGGAACATACCCATATGCAGGACATTTAGATAACCCAGACGCACCAGTATGGGATTTAAGTTGGAGTGTTCCTAAAAAGTACTACTATAACTGGGACACCTTAGTAAATAGTAACTTATTTAATATGTTCTGGCGTTCGCAGATTGAAGAGATAACAGATAAAAACGGACACTTATTGACAGGGACTTTTATATTAGATGATTTAGATATGATATCATTTGATATACGAGATACTATTCAGTTTAGAAACGTATATTATAGAGTAAATAAGATAACACATAACCCACTATTAGGAGTGGCAGATGTAGAACTATTAAAACTTAAAACATATACGGCCTTTAAGACATCAACTATATCAGGTAATGTTGCAAGTGGAAATGGTAACGTAGCAGGAACCACATGGGGATGGGGATATACAAAAACAAAGACCGCAACTATATCAAGTGGTTCTACTGGATTCACAACACCATATATATGGAATGCACCACAAACATGGAACTCATCGAATCCAACCTTCCTACCAGTTCTACAAGACCTCGCACCAATAACGAAACCAACAACATATTCTTTCGGAGACATAGTGCCAGCCAAATCATATTATGATACAAAAGTAAGTAACGTAAATGGTAACTCATATTCAAAACAAGGAGCAGTCAAGATACTTGGTATAAATAACTATGTAGCACCAACCGCACTTAATATTGAAGTAAATGGTGATAACAACAAAGTCGGAAACATAACAAAGAATATAAAAATAACTGGTAACAACAACTTAGTAGAGAGTGGTGTTGAAAACGTAACAATAATAGGAGATAACCAACACGTAACGAAGAGCAATAGAAGTTATATATATGGTAATATAATAGATGAGTCAGGAGTAAGAACAAACATCACCATATTGAGAGGATCAACAAATGGTTGCGTTGTAAGAGGTGGTATAAATAGCGTAAAAGCAAATATGATATATAACGGAGGACAAAATAGTATATAAACAAAAGACCCGAAAGATATATTTTAATAAAAATAAGGATAATAAATGAGTTGTAACACAGAACAAGACGTAAGGTTGATAACGAAGTACTCAACAATAAGTGGAGTAGAACCAACGATACCATTATCAGGAGACCATACAGACGGAACTTGGCTCCCAACAGACATATATATAGGTGAAATCTTCGCAAATAGTGCAGATAACCTAACATGGATAAGAACAGACAACGGAATAGTACCATTAGCAGGTTCATTTAGTGGTACATCATCATTTACAGGCGACTTTGTACCAACAACCGGTGGAACATTTAGTGGATGTGTTTATATCCCATGCCTAACAGTAGGGTCCGCATCAATAGACGAACTTACAGCAGGTACCGTGAGTGGATATATGATAGGAACTTTTAGTGGTGATGGTTCCTTATTGACAGGAATAACAACAACTTGGGATGGTGGAACCGTATCAAACCCTGTTTTCTTCACAAACACAGTCGATTTCACAAACACAATAAACTTAAATGGACCAGTAGTTGGAGATATGAACCTAACTGGAGCACTTGAAGTAACGGGTGGAGTATCTGCATCTATATTTTATGGAGATGGTTCTGGACTAACTAACTTACCAACAGGAACTTATTCTGATATTTACACAACTGGCGCATCTTTGAGTGGTAACACTATTGTTTTTGATAGAAATGATTTAATACAATATAATGTTGATTTAACTCCTATATTAGCAACACAAGGAGTGGCAAGTATAGCATGGAACTCTTCTATAAATGGAATAGACCTTACTTTATTAGACGGGACCATATTATCAACAACTATTGACGGATTCGACACCATAACGGCACTTACATCTATAACAGCACCAGAGTTTTATGGTGGTATATATTATGGTGAGTTTGTAGGAACTTTTAGTGGATCAGGAACAAATGGTGCAACTGGTGCAACTGGACCTGCTGGTGCTTCTGGTACAAGTGGAACATCAGGAACAAGTGGAACATCAGGAACAAGTGGAACATCAGGGATTGATGGTACGAGTGGAACCTCTGGTACTTCAGGAATAAATGGAACATCAGGTACAACCGGTGCTTCTGGTACAAGTGGAACATCAGGAACATCAGGGATTGATGGTACGAGTGGAACCTCCGGAACTTCAGGAATCGATGGTACGAGTGGAACAAGTGGAGTAAATGGTGCTACTGGTTCAACTGGACCAATATCACGTTCATTCGGTATAACTATTGATGGTGGTGGAAGCACCATTGCAACTGGTACGAAGAGTTATATTCAAATCCCATATTCTGGAACAATAACTGGATGGACCTTAGTTGCTGATGTAGTTGGTGATATAGTTATTGATTTATGGAAAGATACATATCTAAACTTCCCACCAACAGTAGCAGATACTATCACAGGAACAGAGAAACCAACAATAACAGCTGATAATAAAAATGAAGATAATGATTTAACAACTTGGAACACGACTGTAAATGCTGGCGACATCATAGCATTCAACGTAGATAGTGCAACAACAATAACATCTATCAATCTAAGTATAAACGTAACTTCTACTGGTGGTGGAGTTATAGATGACATATATTCAACAACAATGTCTTTGTCTGGAACAGAACTTATTATAGAAAGAAATGATGGTGTGACTTTTTCAACAGACCTATCAAGTTTGGCAGGTGGTGGTGGAGCAACCCCATCGTTAAGTGAAGTTCTCCTTGTTGGTAATGCAACTGATGGTAATAACATAGTATTATCAGTAAATGATAGTATTGGTGATGGTGACTATACTTCTGGTGATGACTTTAGAGTAATGTACTTAAAGGATGGTTTAACAACTAATAAGGATAAGATAGTAATAGAAGCTAATAATGGTGTTGGTCAAAGCTCATCTATTGACTTATTAAAGGAAGGAACTCTTGATATTACCAGTAGTTTGAAGGTAAGTGTAAATAACGTAACATTCGGTTCTTCAACATACAACGAAGCAAGATACTTTGCTGACTACTCATCAACATTTACAGATAGAAGTTTAGTAGATAAAGAATATGTTGATAATGCTATTGGTGGTGCCACACCTTCATTAAGTGAAGTTCTCCTTGTTGGTAATGCAACTGATGGTTCGAATATAGTTCTTGGAGATGATAAGATTACAAGTGGATTTGGTGACCCTCACGCAATATACTTTTCAGAAGGAACCATAAACATAGATAATGACTTTTCAGCAAACAGAGAAGGTCGTATAGCATTAAATAGTGGTCCATCATTATCATATTTATATAATAGACAATATGATGGTGGCGACTATACAGAAGGGAAGCTACAGTTCAATAACTCAACAACTAAGTTAAATGTCTTAGATGATGCCAATGGTGCAGAGGCATACATAACACAAGATTTAAGTTTAGGCTTTCCAACACAAACTATATTATCAACAGACGCAACTGGAAAGATGTCACAAGTTTTTGTTGATGGAACTGGATACTTTAATATAAATGTAAATGACCTTGACTATTCAACAGATATAGCAATCTCACCAACAAGTGGGTTTATTGTAACAACAGAAAATGAAAAAGGTATAGAATATGCTGCTGACTACTCATCAACATTTATAGATAGAAGTTTAGTTGATAAAGAATATGTTGATAATGCAACTGCTGATGTGTTACCATTAAGTGGAACTTTAACAGTAGCAGTTACACCAACTCAATCAACGAGTAACTTTGGTGGATATAGAGTGATAGGGAAAGGTATAGTAGATAATAAAGAGTTAGACTTTCTTTCATATATTCCTAAAAGAAGTACAAGGGCTATAACTGGAACTGGAAGTTTTGTCTTAGCAACTGTTCCATTAAATGATAGTACAAGTGATTTCTTCGAGTTCAAATATACAGCAAGAAATAACATATTCGCAAGAGAGATTGGAACAGTGATGGCGTTTTATGATACTATAACAGATAGTATAAGTTTTTCAAGAACTGGACCAGCCTCTATTGGAATAACAACTGGATTTGATTTAGACGTGATTAAAACAGGTTCGACATTAGAACTGGTTGCAATAGTAACGACAAACACTTGGAACTTCTATACTCATACAATAACATACGCAAGTGGTTTTGTAGAATAAAATAAAAAATAAATATGGCAACAAAGATACACAATGGAGCAACAATAGATGGAACATTAGACATAAGTACAGTGAGTGAAGCAACATCACATAAAAACTTAGGATTAGACAACACCGGAAGAGTAGTTCAGGTAGGTAACAGTTCAAACGAGACATTCGTATATAGTTTCGCAAATAATGCGGATAACTTTGACTTCTATGATGATGGAAATGTAAGATTTGGATGGGATGCTCCTGGAAATGACTTAGAGTTCTATATGGATACTGAACCAGTAGGTGGCGGTGATTTAAGATGTTTGGCAACATTCAACTATGGTACGCAACAAAACACATTTGTAACAACGGTTGGTGTCTTATATGACATCTATGGCGTAGGTGTTCCTGCCGGAAATCAACTAACGGCTATCATAGTCGCAGAGACTGATTTAACTTACCCAATCTATCAAGTTGATTTATACAACGCATCATCAAATGTTACAGTAAAGATAACAAAAACTAAAAAAATATGATGGAATATATTATCAATAATGAGACATCCGAAAATATGACGATACTATTCGTCTATAATGGTAACTGGGAAATCATGTTTAATGTTGGAAAGACAGAGACAGAGATACAGACCTTAATAACGAGAAGAATAAGTGATTTAGACTTAGACTTCAATCAATATGGAAACTATGATAGTTCAAATCTATTAGAAGACTATACAGAAAATAATATAGAATATGGCAACGAGAACTATTAGTGATTTAGGTGGTAACTATAACGCAACCACAACTTGGGTAGAAGGAGTAGTGCCAACATCGGCAGATGATGTGGTGGCAACAGCAACATCAGGACAACTTACAGTCAATGTATCGGCGGCTGCAAGAAGTATAGATTTAACACTTTATACAAATACACTTACGTTGAATAATAACTGGACCCTAAACGTAACTGGACTTACTCATACGTTTGGTGCTGGAATGGACTTCGCATCAACCAACGAACTTGCAAGGATTATTTTCATACCGAATGCAACATTGGTTCAAAACACAACCAATAGGATACCTGGTTTAAGATTTGCTGGAAATGCAACAAGAACTCTATCAACAAATATATATTGTAGACACTTCGATACAGCATCAACAAATACTGCAACAACAAATAATAACATATTATATTCAAATGGTGACTTTGGTAACACAACTGTACTTGGTAATAATGGTAGATTACAAGGGACTACAAAGTTCGTATTAGATGGAAGTGGCATCATATCACAAGTTTTTAATAATGAAGTTGAGATAAACACGACCGGAACATATAGTACAAACTATCAAGGTATAACTCTTGGGGCATTATCAACCGCACAAGACCCTATATTAAATATAATACAAGGTGGTTTAACAGATGAGTTTTTTGTAATGATTACAAAGAGCAACCTTGGAACTCAACAAGTAACAATAAGTTCATCTGTTAAGATACCAAATATATTCATATATAACCAGTTGACGAATAACACACTTACTAATAGAACACTAAACATAACATTCCCGACTGCTCTTGCAATAGAAAACTTTTCAACAATAAATGTTCCGAGATTTGGTACAAGTGATGATGGAGTTCCACTTGTAAATATATTTGGTGGTCTATCTGCATCAAATGTTTATTTAACACCATCAACAAGAACACATTCATCAACATCAGTTTTCGCAACAACATATAAGAGTATAGATTTAAGATTAAACTCAGATGCAACTCATAATATTGGAAACTTAATGGCAGTTGGTGGATTTACTACTGATAGACCAACCATATCATCTATAACATCATCAGTTCCATGTACCATAAACTTATCAAATAAAGAAGGGTCTCAAATAATAAACTATAACTTCACAGATGTGATTGCAGGTGAAGATGAAATCGTTGCAATAAATGCGACACTTACTGGAACAACAAACATAACAAATGTATATCCTACTGGTGGTGGAAGTTCTGGTGGTGCTTGGACCTTTGTAAGTTAAAAA